ATGAATTAGGATTGGATAAAAGATTAACTGGTATATTTGTAGGTAGTTCAATTCATAAAGAACAATTAAGATCAGCTGGATTTAATGCTCCAATACATGTTGTTTCATTACCAATTCATAAACAAGCGACATTAGAAAAACTTCCATCTGGTTCATATAAAAAGAAAAATACGATTGTTTATTCATCTAGATTAGATAAAGAAAAGAATCCTTTCTTTATGATGAAAGTTGCAGAAGCTTTTTTACAAAATCATCCAGATTATGAATGGCATGTAACTACTTCAGGTAAATCATTTAGATCAATGTTACCAGGTGTTATAGATGCATTAGAAAAATTAGCAGAAGAACAACCTAGATTTAAATTAATGACAGGTTTAACAAAAGAAGAATATTATACAGAATTAGCAACATGTAAGATTCAATTCAATTCATCTTTACAAGATTATGTATCATGGACAGTTATTGAATCAACCGCATTTGGAGCTGACATAGTATTTCCATTCTTCAGAAGTTTTCCAGAATTTATAGATGCTGATAGAATGTATAAACCATTTGATGTAAAAGATGCATTAGAAACAATAGAAGATGCATTAGAAAAACCTAAAGTTCATCCGCATATTGTTGATAGATCTGATTTAGGAAGACAAATGGAAGGTTATATTATTGCCAATGATTATGAGCATGAATTATGTGTTTGGCATGAAAAAGAATTATGTGAATCATTATTAGGACAAGAGAATATATGAAAGATTTAATTTATTATCCATCATTATCTGCAGGAGGATGTGCAGGAGACTTTAAGAAAAATAAAGAAGTTAAGCCAGGCCTGACATGTAGATTTTATGATAAAGATTTTCCAGAAAGATGGAGACATCCTTATTTTCTTATTACAGCAGGTCATCATTATAAATGGCCAGATGCAAGAGAAAGATATGGGTTAGGAAAAGATGTATTGGTATTAGGAGATTCAGGAGGTTTCCAATTAGCTACTGGTGCAATCAAATGGGATCCATCATTTAAGAAAACTATATTTGATTGGTTAGAAGCAAATTGTGACTTAGGAGTTAATTTAGATATTCCACCAAGAGCAAAATATGATGGAAAGTTTTATGAATGTATGGATATTAGTTATGATAACTTCAAATATTTTGCAGATAATCAATCAGGTAAATGTAAATTTTTAAATGTTATTCAAGGTAATAACGTTGAAGAATATGAGGCATGGTATCAGAAAATGAAAGACTTTGAATTTAATGGTTGGTGTATAGGAGGAGCTCAAAAAAGAGTAACTATGTTTATGTCTGCATTAGTTCCTATGATAAAGAATAGAGAATTTGAAAAAGCAAGAAATCAATTTATTCATGTATTAGGTATTTCAAAAATATCTGATTTCTTTATGTTAAGCTTCTTTCAAAAGATGGTAAACAAATATCATGGTGGTGGGATACAAATATCAACAGATTCAAGTTCTCCAGGTTTATATCCTGTATATGGAACTTACTTACATTCACCTCAATTAAGTAAAATGACTTTTACTGATTTATACTTTCCAAAAGGAGAAAATCTTCCTTATAATGCTGATGATCTAGTTCCTAATCCATTAGGACATCCAGTATCAGAAGGTATGACATTCGGTGAAGTATCAAATTATAAAGGTCCAGTAACAATGAAAATGACATTAAATAATTTATTTGTATTTAATGAAACTGTTAAGCAAGTAGAAGAAATAGTAAAATGTCATAACGAATTACTACAAACAGTAGTACCAAGAGACTTTTATAGTATATTAATGAGCATGGAAGAAATGTTCCAAGATCCAGATAAAGCAATACATATCTATGATAAAAATAGACAATTGTATGATAGATTTGGAGGAAGTACTAGAGACTTAGTAAATAATGAAGTATTAAACAAATTTTTTGAATAAAAAGGAAATATATGGAAAAGAAAAAATTAATTAGTTTTATTGATAAATATCATTTAGCAGGTAATGCAAATTCTGTTAAATTAGAAATAAAAGATAAAACATTGCATTGTAAATTTATTACAGATGATCAAAACGTAATTGGTTCAGTAACAATGGCTGGATTTGATGTTGAAGATTGTACATTAGGAATTTATGCAACATCTCAGTTAACAAAATTATTAACTGCATTAGATGACGAAGTAGAGTTTAAAGTTAATAAAGCTGATTCGAGTGCATTTTCAATTAAGATTTCTGATAAAACTACAAAGGTAACTTTTATGTTAGCAGATTTATCAGTTATTAGACAAGTTCCTGATCTTAAAAATACACCTGATTGGAATGTAACATTTAAACTAACAAAAGATTTTACAGATAAATTTATAAAATCAAAAAATGCATTGCCAGAAACAGAAAATTTTGCAGTACAATCTAGAAATGGAACAACTGAAATGATTCTTAACTATTCTACTTTGAATACTAATAGAATAACATGGCCATTGGATATACCAAATGCGACAGATTTATCTGCAACTTGTTTTTCAGCAAATCTATTTAAAGAAATTTTGCAAGCAAATAAAGATTGTGAACAAGGAGAATTAAATGTATCAAGTGCAGGATTGGCAAAAGTTGTATTTGAATTAGCTGAAGGAACATCGACTTATTATTTAGTACAATTACAGGCATCATAATGAAAGTAAAGTTTAAGAAATTAGTAAAAACAGCAGTAGTTCCTGTATATGCAAAAGCAGGAGATGCTGGTCTGGATATGGTTGCAACTAAACATTCAATCAATCCAGATCATAACTTTATTCAATATCATACAGGTATAGCTGTTGAGATACCAGAAGGACATGTAGGATTGTTGTTTCCAAGATCATCAATATCAAAAACAGATTTGAGATTGGCAAATGGTGTTGGAGTAATAGATTCCGGATATAGAGGTGAAGTTGTATTTAGATATAAGTTTAAAAAGGATGCATATTTTGCAGGCATGAAAAGATATGTAGATGGAGATAGAGTAGGTCAATTAATAATAATTCCAATACCACAAATAGAACTTGAAGAAGTATCAGAATTAACAGATACAGATAGAGGTGCTGGTGGATTTGGATCAACAGGTAATTAAATATGTTTGGAAATCAAGAACACACATTATGGGTAGAAAAGTTTAGACCCGGTACATTAGATGGATATGTAGGTAATGAGCACATTATCGATAAGGTTAAAATTTATATAGAATCAGGAGATGTTCCGCATCTATTATTTTATGGACAAGCCGGAACTGGTAAAACAACATTAGCCAAGATTATTGCAGGTAATGTTGATGCAGATATTATGTATATAAATGCCTCGGATGAAAATAATATTGAAACAGTTAGAACCAAGATTAAGAATTATGCTAGTACAGTAGGATTCAAAAGATGGAAGATTGTTATATTAGATGAGGCAGATTATATGACTCCAAATGGTCAAGCAGCCTTAAGAAATTTAATGGAAACCTTTTCTAAAACAACTAGATTTATATTGACATGTAATTATGTTGAAAAGATTATAGATCCTATTCAATCCAGATGTCAAGTGTTTGGAATAACTCCACCTAATAAAAAGGAAGTTGCCAAAAGGATTGTATCTATATTGGAAGAACTTGAAGTGTCATATGATAATAAAGATCTTGTTACAATTATAAACGCCGGCTATCCAGATATTAGAAGGGTATTAAATGGCTGTCAGAGGCAGGTTATTGATGGGGTCTTAAAAATAGATGATACTAGTGTTATACAAGCAAATTATATGACCAAGTTAATTGAGATATTGAAGAAGGATGACAAGAAATCAGCATTTAAGAATATTAGACAATTAATAAATGATAGTAAAGTTAAAGACTTTTCAGCATTACACAAATATTTATTTGATGAAATAGATAGTTATGCGACAGGTCATATTGCAAGTGTTATATTAATTTTAGCAGAATCACAATATCAAGATTCATTTGCAGTTGATAAAGAATTACATATCATGTCTACAATAGTAAAATTATTAAACGAATTAAAATAGGGAACAATTATGGCAAAAAGCTTTAACGTAGGAGGAAAACTACCTGGAATGGGTAACAGAAACCCAGGC